ATATCCATAGGGTAAGGCAGAATCTCTTTTTGGAGCAACAAACAAAGTAACACTTGAATAATTAACTGAGTAAGCTTTTGCTTTACCAGCATTAACAGCCGTTAAAGCTAAGTTTTCATAATCTTCTAGGGTAACAGCTCTACCAATAGTTCCGACAACAGCTGATGAGCCAGCACGAATAGAGTCATTACTTTCTGGATCAGCACCACCTGTTGCAGCTGTTGTGTTAGTTAACGTAATGTAGGGAGTAAAAGAAGAAGGATCTGAATATCCAGGAACATAAAGAATTGGGCTAATGTAAGATGAGATAGTGGAAGAAGATAAGTTACCGTAAACACCATCTCCTAAATTATACGATGCCCAAACTGAGTTTGATGAAGTAGGTATAAATCCAGAAACTCCATCTCCAAAAACTAAAGTAATGTAGTTATTTTCATCTAATCTTGTTGTGTACACACGATCAGTTCTTCCGTAAAGAGTTAGATCAGTAACTTTAGTCCATTTAACATAAGAAAGACCGTCTTTAATGTACACATTTAAAGATGCATCTACAACAGTATTGTCTTTTAAAGTGTATTCTTGGTTTGCTTTTCCAGTTGTATCTGCAACTTTAAGACCGTAAACACCTGTTTCAACAGCAACGGCTCCAGAAGTAGTGGCAGTTGCAACAGCATACCCCTGAGTAGCTGTAATTGTTTGTATTGATCCAGAAAGAGAAGTATTACCTGGAACTATGACATCATTATCTAGTGTAAACTTAATTCTTTTTATATCATTATTTACAGCAAGATCCGCATAAACAATAGTTCCAGCAGGAAGTGTTAAGCTAGTTGATTTTGAATTACCAAAAGCTAAAGTTGTTGTAGAAGACCTATAGCCATCAACTGTGTACCCTACTGAGTTAGCATAACTTAATAGTGAGCTTCTTTGAGTTGCTGTTGATACAAAAGACTCATTTGCTATTCTATCAATGTAATAGTTAGCGACATCTCCCATATAAGCAAACGCTTCTACTAAAGCAATACCAAAATCAGTTGGATCATTTCCTAACCAAGTAGGAATATTATTTTTAATCCTATTTATTAAATCTTCTCTAAGTGCGTAAAAATCTCTACTTGTATAATCAATAGAAATGGGAAGATTATTTGAAGCGGTTGTCATACGGACGCCTGTCTAGGTTGTAGATTACCTGAAATGCTTATAATTCCTATAGCAGTTTGAGATAAAGTATCATTAGGGAGTAAATACGAGATATTTATAGTCAGTTGACTTAAGCTATCAATATTAGAAACCTCTACATTTTGTAAAGTTAAAGTAGGAAGCCACCCAATAAACACTTCTTCAATAAAAGATTTTACGTGAGTTTTAGCAAAAGATTCATTATTCCAAAAAAGTTCACCTATTTTAGATCCAAAAGAAGGAAAAAATACTCTTTCTTTTTGTAAAGTGCTTATTGCTAGTCTAACTTTATTTGACCAAATAGCTTCTTGTGAATTTACAGTAGCTACAGTTCCATCAGCAGATATCCTAAAAGGGAAATCTAAAGCGGTTTCTTTAAATTCTGTTGCTGTGCTCATACTTAGTATCCTTTAAGCGTAGTTATCCAACGAGAAGGTGTGCGAGAAAACCCTTGACCAGTTTGATTAACATTGGTTCCATTTTGGTATAATGTGGTAGTATCTGTACGTAATGTAAGGGCATCCATTGAAACTACTTGCCCTGTATTAACAATACCAACAACATCCGGTTTTGCCTGCCTAAAAGTACTCACTTCATTAGATCCTGTACCATCTGTAACTAAAGAAAGCTGTATTTCATATAAATGGTTACGAGTAAAACTATGCCGCGCTTCTTTAACCATCCAATATCCATCTGTTAAAGACCCCGTATTTTGTATATAAACCGTAGAATATGGTCTGATTCTAGGATCGCCTTTTCCCCTAGCAAAAGCAGGTAAGTTAAATCTAGCTAAATGAGCAGCACCTTCAGCCGCACTTTGACCGTCAGAATCAGAATGTATAACTTGGTCATTTCTGTATTCAGAAAAGTATACATCACTAACATTTGACCTAAGTTTTGTGCCTAATTCTTTAGGGTCACTAGAGTAAGTGCTTATTTCAGAAGTTAAAGGACTGACTCCACCTACAATTTTAATTGATCTTTGAACAGCAGATTCAATAAACTCTCCATTTAAAACTTTAAAATACTCTAAAGTTTTACCTCTATAGTCTGTTTCACTTGCTGCACTTGGGTTATCCCATTTTAAAATAGGCGCTTGAGAAATAGTTAAATCAATAAATTTGTCTAATGGTCTAAATAGTAAATTAGTACCATCTACATAAATGCCGTACCCTATTCTTTTTGCTTGCTCATTAATCCATTCCCAATAAGAATGTCCAGCTATTACAAGTTGATCAAACTTTCTATTATGTGGTTCACCAATAAAATTTAAACCAAATTCATTAGCTATTTGTTTTACTACGTCAGTAATTGTAGTGTTACTAAAGATTCTAACTACACCATCTTTTAAAACAAAAGAAGTACCTAAACAATACACTTCCATCATAGATATTTTTTGAGTTGCAACAATTTTTGAAACAAAAGAAACATATCCATACCAAGTTTTTGTTAAATGCTCTTGTCTCCATGTAAATTTAACAGGCACACCAGTTTTTAAATTCTCAAACCACATGTTGCTAGATACGGTAAATCTAAGCACCAAAATATCATGGTGCCCTTCTTTTTGTATAAGATCTACAAACGTAGGTTGTTTTTTAATTGAAGGAATCGTTGGAAAAGAAACTTCATACGTTGTATTTCTTTTAGGTTTATTTACTTGTCCATCACGCACTAGGTATCCTTATAACCGTCCCAGGAGTAATTGAAAAAGGACTTATAATTTCAGGATTAATATCCATAATTTTCCACCATAAATTTGATGAACCTAAAAATTGGGTTGCAATAACGTCTATCCTATCTTCAGAAGTCCAAGTATAAGTTAAAAATCTATACCCAGCTGTTGGAAAAACTCTGTAGACAGAAATGTTATTTGTGTTTAACCTAGAGTCATTTGCATAATCAACCACTCCAGTAGCATAGCGACTATCTGTATAAATCATTAATGTGTATCCTGTCAATTGAGATTTTATTGTTTACCACTAACAAATATTTGTGTAGGGTCAATAAGACGAGCAAAGCTAATAGATAAATTAGTAAAAATAGGAACCATTCGCTCATCAAACAGTACATGTGTAACTTGTAGTTGAGTAACGTTTCCTAAATACCTCATGTTATTGCCTAAATGTAGCTCTACAGGAATGCCTGTAATAAAACCTAAATCTGCAGTCATTCCATCTTGCATATTACGTCCTAAATACGAAGGCATAGCAAATCCAAGAACTGCACGTAATAAATACTCTATATCATACATAGTTCCTTTTTTAAAAATGTCTTTTTGTTCAGATACTTCTGGATATCTTGGATAGTAAAGATCACTTTTATTTTTGTATGCATCAGCAATTACACCGGTTGTTTTATCATAATACTTAAAATCAAACATGCGATTTATTAAAATATTGAAGTCAACAGTAGCTTGACTGTATACACCAAAAGGGTTAAACTGGTCAATTCCTGTTGTTTCCATATTTGGATCAACACCTAGTTGACCAGAATACATCATATTAACTGATGCCGGATTATAAAGAAATTGAAATCCTGTAGGATCAATCTTTTTTGTTTTAGCATTATACGCAGCACTAGCAGTAGGAAGAACGACTTCTTCAGGTAAGTCATTCTGAGATGCAAGTGCAGTGTATGGTTGAATCATTCCTTTATTAGAAGACCCATTAGCCCACAGCTGGCTGGCATTAGTAATTGCATTAGGGGTATTCCCTGTATATAAAGTAGTTAGTTCAGAAAAAAATTCTTTGTTACTAGTAAAGTAGGCTTCTTTAACACTTCCAACATTATAAACCATTTTAAAAAACTTATTTAAACTTAGTGTTCCATCTGTATTTATCAAACTTATTTCAGGAGCGTTGTTAATAATATATTGATATTGTTTAATCTTTAATCTAAGATACGTTACTCTAGCAGTTTTTTTATTAATAAGATTTTGCCAACCCCAATATTCCGATTGGGCAGCATTTAACAAAAAATAATTTTTACCATTAGGTTGTGCGCCAGAAACAGTAACTGCGCTGTAAAAACTACTATTAAATGCATAAGTAGAAGGTAAATAAGAAGCACCATATTTTGAGTCATATTCTTGAACCCATACATAACTTGGAGGATTTCCTCCGTAAGTTCCTGTAGTAGCAGAACTCCATGCAGCTAATTCAGCAGCATTAAAAGAATAGGCTTTTGGCGATTTTACGGCATGACCATCAGCTGTGTTAGGAACTGCTTGCCAATCAGCTAAAATCGCTAATGCTCCAACAGATGTTGTTCCTCCAATAGGAGGAAAAGCTTGGCTTTTTAAAGGGTCTCTTCTTTTTTTAGCAAAAATAATATCTGAAACAAGGTCTGATTCTTCAATTTTAGCATTTTTTAAATCAATTTTAGCCTGATAAACTTGCTCATCAGTAATATTACTATTGTCTGTCGGAGTTGCCATTATGCCCTACCCATCGTTGAAATAAGTCTATCTTCATGTAAATAGTCACGTACTTTTTCAGCAAACTTTTTAGCTTCATGATCAGTGGCTTTACCTATAGTTAAATTAATAACTACATTGTTTTTAGATCCACCTGCCATAGATCCTCCAACTAATGGGTGAGATTGACCTGTTGATCCAGCAGTAGCAAGATAATTTTTACCAGAACTTACACTAGAATAAGCAGACCCAATAGAAGGGTCAACTGCAATAGTGGAAGAACTTCCACCACCTCCATAGTAGTCTACCCTACCAGTACCAGATACAGATCCCCTATCAAAACTAATTTGCTGTTGAGCTGTTAAAGAAACAGGAAGAGGGGTTTTTTCACTTCCACCACTAGAAGAACTAGATGAAGAAGACGCTGTTGCAGAAGTAGAGGTTGTTTTAGTAGAAGCAGTAACTGCAGTTGAGTTATCTAAATAATCATGCGGGTTAACTCTTGTACCATTATGCCACACTTCAAAGTGCAAGTGAGGACCATCACAGTTTGTGCCTGTCTGACCACTTTCACCAATTGGGTCACCTTTTTTTACCCAGGCACCATCTGCTACGCTAATACTTTTTAAGTGAGCATATTGAGTTGCGTACTTAGGGTCATCAGTCCACCAGATTTTTACGTGGTTACCAATTTGAGATGTGCTAGGAGTGTCATACCTTTTAACGTGACCATCATGCGCAGCTCTAACAAGAGTTCCTTCAGGCACATCCCAGTCCACAGCTTTGTGGTATCCACCATACCAACGATCACCTTTATCATTCCAGTCAGCAATAATTCTTCCACCAGCTACAGGCTTCATAACTCTAAACACTTTATTTGTATCGTGTTTTTTAATACTACTTGACGTTCCAGCATTTGCTGTGGGTCCAGTTCCAGGCAAAGCAGGAGATCCTGGTGGTGCATCAACTGAAATAGAGCTTTTTAATCCACCACCAGACCCGCCACCACCACTATAACTACGACCAACTCCACTAATGCTAGCACTGCCTGAAGAAGAACTCATGCTAATAGAGTTAGCGCTACCACCTGGAATTATAGTATCTATAATAGAAGTAACAGTACCCATAATATCGTTACCGATATTCATAATTCCTGCACCGACTCTATGACCAGTAAAGGTTTCAACTCCGGACTTTAAAGAGCCAAAAGTAGCAGCAAGATCTCCAGCAATTTCATTAAGCTTTGTAAGTCCACCAACTGCAGCATCTACTCCAGTTTTATAAGCGCCTTCACCTTTTTGCATTTGACGAGTATCAGAATAGTTCATTTTATATTGAGATAACATTGGGTTATCGGCAGCTAATTTATCCATTTCTTTGGAATTAGCCCAGTCAATACCTTTACCAGTCTTAGCTTTACTCATTAAATCTTGAAGGATCATCTGTTGCTGAGTGTCATCAAATCCAGAGTTTTGTAAACTTACACCAAGAAAACCTCTGTGATATGAGTCCATAACACCTTCAGCAGTTAATTTAACTCCAGGTTTAGTTACTCTACTTTCAAATTGGCTTGCAATATCTTTAAAGGAGTACATCTTTCCACTCATAGGATCAGATGTCATAATGCCCAAATTCCTCATCAACATAGATGAGGATGCACCACTTGTAAGATTAGCCATAGACTGGGCAGCAGTGCCATTATCAATATTTAAATATTTTGAAATTCCAGAAGTTTCACGAACATTTTGGTTGTAAGTGCTATTAAAATTTGCATTATAAGCAATACCACTAGATGCCATAATATTAGCAACTTGAACATCAGATCCAGCAGAAGTAAGACCATTTCTCATCATAGCTAAAGTACTACGCTGTAATCCTGCACGGAATTCATTATTACTTCCGCTAGCACCATTCATAACTGCAGCATTATAACCTTGGCTCATACGAGTCATTGTTGCATTTACATCTGGCATCATATTGCTGACAGATCCAGCTACTTTACCTAAGCCACCAACACCCTGTATTATAGCTCCAGCAATAGGAAACTTTTTACCTACAGCATTACCAATTTGGTCTAGACCTCCACCAAAATTAGCTCCATGACCTCCTAAATTAAACCCACCAGTAGATCCTGTGTTACCAGTTCCATTGGAACTAACACCACTTCCTAAAGAATTAAACTTTTTACCAATTCTTGTAACTAA